ATTATGATATTTTCGGCACAAAAACTGGTAGATTGACCTGCAAAAAAAATACTTTTCCAATACTAAATTTAGATAAAGATTTAAGAAAATTTGTTGTTCCTAATAGAGATTTATTTTTAGAGATTGATATTAATGGTGCTGAACTGAGGGCCTTGTTTTTCTTGCTGAAAAAACCACAGCCCGACCTTGATATACACGACTGGAATTTAAAAAACGTGTTTAAAGAATCTATAACCAGAGATGAGGCAAAAAAAAGAGTTTTTGCCTGGCTTTACAATGATGAATCTAAAGATTCAATTTTAAACAAAGAATATGATAGAAACTCTTTAAAGAAAAAGTTCTTTACTGGCACTGCTATTAATACTCCATATGGTAGAAACATAAAATGTGATGAGTATCACTCAATAAATTATTTGCGTCAATCATTTTCAAATGACATATTATTAGACCAAGCCTACAAAATAAATAACTACTTAAAAGATATGAACAGTAGTATATGCTTTTTAATGCACGATTCAATTGTTCTTGACTTCTCTAGAAAAGATGTTAAAATAGTTAAAGACCTTGTTGATATGTTTGAAAATACGTCTTTTGGGAAAACAAAAGCAAATATCAGAATTGGTAAAAACTTGGGAGACTTAAGAGACTTAGTATGGAAAAAATAATAGCACTTGGCACTACTGCGTGTAATATAGCTAAATTATTTGAATCTTATGATCAATATGAAGTATTTCAAGTAGGAGACAAGATTGAAAAACCGAACCCTAAAAGAATAAAGATTCCATACTTTAACAATCCAGAAAAGTACGAAACTGAATCACTAAACTTTAAAAGAAAGCTGTCAAAAGTTCAAGGCAATGTCTTATTCATTGTAAATGGGTGTTCCGCAGTTGCAGCTGCTTCTCTTGTTATATTGGAATATTTGTCTAAAAGATGCTCAATATCTCTACTCTATGTTAAGCCAGAGATTGACTTTTTAAGTGAAAAAGAAAAACTTCAAGAAAGAACCATCTATAACGTGCTGCAACAGTATGCAAGATCTGCTGTTTTTGAAAATATGCTTATTGTTTCAAATGAAATGATTGAAGATTTTTTACAAGACGTACCCCTTTCAGAGTACAAAGATTCTCTCAATAAAACCATAGTTGATACATATCATATGATTAACTATTTAAACCACATAAAACCCGTTAGTTCTTCGTTCTCAGGGCTTTCTGAAGTTTCTAGGATATATACCATTGGTTTTTTTGATATGGAAAATAATGAAGAAAAAATGTTATTTCCTATTGACAATTCAATTCAAAAAAGATATTATTATGCAATAAATAGAAAGACTATCAACACAGAAAAGGGATTGCATAAAAAAATAATCAACCAACTAAAAACAAAACAAACTGATGATATATCAGTTTGTTATTCTATTTTTGAAACGGACTACGAAAACAACTTTGCGTTTGTAGTTGAATATTCTTCACAAATTCAAAAATAAAACTTGACATAAAAAAAATATATAGTATAATCATAACAGTTGGTCGGGATATTAGCCGACCTGCTTTAGCCAACGAGCAAAAAAAGGAGATAGAAATGGCTTTAGATTTAGATAGAATGCGACAAAAATTAAATAATGTTACTGGCAAGGCAACTGACGGCAATAGAACAAATTTTTGGAAACCACAAGATGGAGAAAGCAATATTCGTATTGTTCCAACTGCTGATGGTGATCCCTTTAAAGAAAAGTGGTTTCACTACAACGTCGCCCAGGGCGGATTTATGTGTCCAAAGAAAAATTTTGGAGAAGAGTGTCCTGTATGCAACTTTGCAACTAAGCTATGGAATGAAGGTACGGAAGATAGTAAGAAGATGGCTAAGGGTCTTTTTGCAAAACAAAGGTTTTTCTCGCCAGTTCTTGTTAGGGGTGAGGAAGCTGAAGGTGTAAGGGTCTGGGGGTATGGAAAACAAGCTTATGAAAAGTTGCTTACAATTGTATTAGATCCAGACTATGGAGATATTACAGACCCAGAAGAAGGCAACGACTTAAAAATTATGTATGGTAAGCCAGCTGGCGCCTCTTTCCCAAGAACAGATATTCGTCCTCGTCCGCGTAAAACTGTGTTGTGTGACGATGCAGTTGGTGGTGATGAAAGGTGTGCAGAGTTGTTGGAAACTATTCCTAATTTTGAAACCCTGTTTGAACGTAAACAACCAGAACAAGTTCAAGCTCTTTTGGACGCTTACCTTGATGGAGATAATACTACAGAGCAGGTTGAAAAATTTGGAGATTCCAAAAGTGTCTCTGCAACGACAACAGGAACAGGAACAGATGCCGTTGAAGCAGCTTTTAACGATCTTTTAAATGGATAAGGGAGTGTATAATTGTTAAAAATGGTTAAACCAAAAACAGGAGCTTTAGATGTTGATTCAATCAGAAAGCTTCTTAATAAAAAAGCAGGTAGGGAGATAGCACATTCTCTCAAGGAAGATAACCCTACAGAGGTAAAGGAGTGGATTCCTACAGGATCTAGATGGCTAGACTCAATTATTTGTAAGGGCAATTTAGCAGGTATTCCTGTGGGCAAGGTAGTAGAAATTGCTGGTCTTGAAGCGACAGGTAAGTCCTTTATGGCGGCACAAATCGCAGGGAATGCACAAAAGATGGGCATTGATGTTGTCTATTTTGATTCAGAGTCTGCAATTGATCCAGGTTTTCTTGAGAGAGCAGGGTGTGATCTAGATAGGCTTATGTATGTCCAAGCAGAGTCTGTAGAATTTGTTCTAGAAACGATTGAGGAACTTCTGGGCACGGACAATAAGTGGCTGTTTATTTGGGACTCACTAGCTCTAACACCATCTATTTCAGACGTTGAAGGAGATTTTAATCCTCAGTCATCTATGGCTGTAAAACCTAGAATTTTATCAAAAGGTATGTCTAAATTGACTGTGCCTATTGCCAATAAGCAAGCAACCTTTTTAGTTTTGAATCAGCTAAAAACAAACATTACTAGGTCTCCATCAGAAGCTATGACAACACCATGGGTAACTCCTGGTGGCAAGGCTATGCATTATGCATATTCTTTGCGAATTTGGCTAACTGGCAGAAAAGCAAAAGCGGCCTTCGTTCTGGATGATAATGGATTTAGAGTTGGGTCTGAAGTTAAGGCTAAGCTAGAAAAATCTAGGTTTGGTACTGCTGGCCGACACTGTAATTTTAAGATCCTTTGGGGTAATACTGATGCTGTTGGAGTTCAAGACGAAGAAAGCTGGTTTGATGCAATTCAAATTTCAGATAATTTAAAACAATCTGGTGCTTGGTACACTTTAGTCTTTGAAGATGGGACAGAAAAGAAATTTCAAAGGAAGAGGTGGACCGAAGAATTAAAAGATGAAAAATTTAGGAAAAGAGTATTACAAATTATTGATGAAGATGTTATCATGAAGTTCAGTAACAGAGAAGGCAGCGCTTCTGATTTTTATGAATTAGAGGAATCTAAAGTCCCGCCAGTCAAGGAGTAATAAGTCCTCCCGCTTATCCTTGACACCTAGGCACTCTAGAAAACAATTCTAGAGTGCCTTTTTTGTTTTTGAAACATAATTATAGTTGTACAGGCATAGGAGTTGTAGTATGAAAATGTTAATGGAAAATTGGCGTTCTTACAAAGATGAGCAAGAGTCCTTACTTCTCTTTGAAAGAGTGCTAAATGAAGAATTAGACAAGCTAATATCAGAAGGCGTACTTGATATGGTAAAGGGTGCCTATGAAAAAACAAAGAGTGGCGCCCTTAAAATAAAGGACAATCTTTCAGATGCTGTAAGATCAGCATTAGCAAAAGTAAATGATTTTTTTCTTAAAATTTCTGTGCAAGCTATGGGGTTTGCAGCGAAAAGTGTACAGGGTTTGCAAAAAGCTGTTAGTACGATGATGGGGGCACTGGGTAAATTCAAGAACAGTCATCCTATTCTCTTTAAAATAGGCATGGTTCTTGTATTTATGGTCATTATGTTTGGCATAATGATTCTAACCTCTGGAGATGCACAAGCAGCGATTGATGTTGGCGGTGGCAAGTCTCTTAGTAAACAAAAATACTTAGTCATGAGAGGCGTTTTGGACACTTATTCTCAAAACGCTGGCGCGGATGAAGTGCAAGTTTTAGAAGCTGTAAAAGTTTTAGATGCAGCTTACGAGTCTGGAGATACAGAAAAGTTAAAGGATCTGGGTAAATACAGTCGCGGAGCCTATAGCTATATGCAAAAACTTATTGACGCTGGCAAAGCTGGCGACCGTGACGCTTTTGAGTCTTTAGAGAAATTTAAGTCTCTAGGTAAGAGGCTTATGGTAGATGGTTCAAAGGCAAGAATATGAAACTATTAATGGAAAATTGGAGAAAGTTCATCAATGAGTCTGGATTTAGTAGAGTTCAAAAACATATTGACGAACATGAGTGCGCTGTAATTACTGCATTTAGGGGCGATCCATCTGATGAGTCAAATTGCACTGAAAATGCAGATATGTATGATGCGAGTAACATGAATAGAAATAGAGACCTAAAAGCTACTCTCCTTAGTCTGGATTTTGGTGTAACAAAAGTAAAAGGTTCATATATAGAAGATTTTGGTACAGATATTGCGAAAGAAGTAAGCGAGAATAGTTTATTCTGTGTAAATCTTCCT